CAGGCCCCCTATCCCTAGTCCGTCTTAGCCACGCGAGCGATTCCCTCGTCAAACGAGTTTGGTATGCTTGGTGGTATGAAGGGTGATCCACGGATGAGTTTGGTATGTGTTTATGGTGGTCATCGTGACTGTCGGAAGGTTGGTTGTGGGTGTCGGTGTCACGGTGAGTAGGGGGACGTATTACCACCATGAGCATGGTGAGAAGTGGGTGTCGTTGCACCCGTTGTACATCCGTGTGCCTGGGACGGCGTATCAGCGTCGTCGGGTTGGGTGGTTGTGTTTGATCTGTGGATTTGTTCCTGGGCATCTGGCGCAGCGGTTGATGTTGGAGGAGCAGGGGATTGACGTAGGCGGAGCGTGGGATGTTGAATATGGGCGTAATGGCACGTCGCACCGAAATGACGAAGCACCCGGCGTTAGCCTTGAAGACGCAGCAGAGCGGCGTAGCGAGCGTTTTAGAAGGATTGCCAGGATGGGGTACCCTTCTTAGCACGCATCGGCTGTTCCTGGCGCTATATTGCCAGGAGCATGATGTGTTGTTGGCGGCACGGCGAGCTGGTGTTGATCTTGAATGGTTCGAGCGGGAGGTGTCGAAGAACGCGGTATTCTCCGATGCTATCGAGTATGTGATTCAGCGACCGGAGCCGGTGACGCAGGCGATGCTGAAGGACATGTTGCCGATGAGTGTCGTTCATCTGCAGGAGCTTATCGAGCAGACAGACAATCAGGCGGTGCGGTTGAATGCGATCAAGCATCTGCACCAGATGGGTGGGTTGGTGTCTGCTGGTGAGCCTGCTGGAGGGAATTTCCTGAACGTGAACGTACAGATGTTCGGCAAATCGCGAGCCGATGGGGTGATCGACGCTGATGCCAGAGGTATCGGAGACTAACGCACTCGACCTTTCTGCACTCTATGCGCCCCACAGAGGGCAACAGCACCTCCACGAGACGGATGCGAAGGTAAAGGTGCTGGAAGTAGGGCGCCGATGGGGCAAATCCCGTTTCGCCCTCTGGGAACTGCTCCGACGCTACGTCGAAGCACTCAATATCCCCGTCGAAGAATCGGTCGTCCCCCCGTTCCACGCATGGATCGTCTGCCCGTCGTTCCCACAAGCACGCCAGGTCTGGAACGAGTTGCTCAGCTTCACGCCACAGCAGTTCATCGCACCCGGCGGCGTCAGGCAGGACGAGCGGCTCGTCTTCATGAAGGGGTCAGAGGTCCGGCCTTGGGGCCAGATCGAAGTGAAATCGGCCCACGACCCGGAATCGCTCCAGACGGCAGGTCTGGACTTCCTGTGGGTCACCGAAGCACAGGACGTATCGGACAAGGCGTTCGAGAAGCTCCTGCCTACCCTCAGAAGCCCAGGAAGACTCTCCTACGCCATATTCGAGGGCATCCCCCCACTGTGGGCCGACCACTGGTTCCACCGCGCTTTCATCGCAGGACAGCAAGGCAGGAACAACTACTACTCGTTCAAAGCCGCAAGCTTCGATAACCCACTCATCACCGACGAACACCGCGCCGAGATCGAGATGGACCGGGAGATACTCCCCGACCGCACATGGCGGCGCATGTATCTCGCAGAATTCCTCGAAGATGCAGGGTATTTCCGTAACATATCGGCGTGTATCGCAGGCGACCTCCTCCCAGAACCCCTGGACGGCATGCGCTACGTCGCAGGACTCGACCTCGGACGCAAGCTCGACGCCACCGTACTGATCGTCATGGACGCCGTAGACCGCAAGGTCGTCCACCACTACGCCTGGGACGACGGCACCAACTGGGTGCTCCAGCGAGAAGGCATCACCAACCAGATGCGCCGGTGGAACATCGAACGCCTCGTCATCGACGCAACCGGCATGGGCGGAGATATCTTCACGCAGGAACTGCAGGAAGCTATGCTCCCCGTCGAGCCGTTCATCATCACGTCGGCAAGCAGGGAGGCATTGCTCCAGCAGCTTGCCGTGTCTATGGAGCGCGAGAACGTCACGTTCCCCAACGTGCCAGCCCTCCTACGACAGCTCAGAGCATTCCAGTACCGCAGGCTTCCATCAGGCAACTACCGCGTGGAAGCACCACCAGGCGAGCACGACGACGAGGTTTTCGCCCTCGCACTCGCTCTCACCGCATGCACGGAACCCGCACCGGTCACCCAACAACGCTTCCGGTCCAGATCGCGCCGGTACGTACCCACACAGGACGAAGCTGCAGTAGGCGTAGGGTCTTCTTTCGGACAACAACTGATGCGCGACCGCCGTATCGAACGGCTCCGTGAACGCGTAGAAGCAGCGGGAGTACGCTGATGGTCACCATGTCAACCGACCGAGCCAAAGGCTTCTGGATACCGGGCTACCCCGACGGGGACGAGAACACCGCTCCGTCTATCGACGAGGTACTCTCACTCTTCAGGGACAACCAGACCTACTACCGTCCCTTCCACGACCAGTGCCGAACCGACGAGGACTACTACCTCGGACGGCGCCCCGTCCCACACCCAGAGAACATCGACCCCGTATGGCCCGCTACCGCCGGCGCCATCATCAACGTCGCCACCGATCACGTCGATGTAAACAACCTCCAGATCGACGTGCCCTCCTCACCACGCAGCAGAGCACGCGCAGAACGCCTCAAGAAGTTCTACCAAGGCGTCTGGCTCAATATCAAGGAGCCAACCCTCAGAACAGCCGTCAGACAGTCCTTCCTGTACGGCATAGCCTTCCTCAAAACCATGTTCGACGCCGACAGATGGCCCGACTCACCCATCATGGACGACTTCGACTCCGATGCCGACTACCGCGAAGCCCTCAGCGAGTTCATGGAGCGCCGAAGCCTCACCTTTCCCTTCATAGTTAAGTGTGCAAATCCAAGAAACTTGATATGGGACGACTCAAAGACCCGCATGAAATGGGTCATCGAGTTCTCGGAGCGCAACGTCCGCGACCTGAAACGCCGATACCCCGAGTGGACCACCGAGAAGGAAGGCTCCAACCTCGCCCAGTGGATCGAATACTGGGACGAGGAATGGGTCGCTTACATCGCCGACAACGAGTTCGTCTGGGGACCACACCGCCACGGCTACGGCTTCCTGCCATATACCCCCATCGTGCCCGTCCATTCCTTCACGTTCGAGGACGGACACCCCTCCGATAGGTTCCGTGGACTCCTGAACAACGTCCGATCCCTCCTGGACGAAGAGGCTCGCCTCATCACCCAACTCGGCGCCATCGTCAGAACCACCGCCTACCGCACACTCGACTTCGCCGGCCCACGCATGCAGACCGAAGAAGCAGCCGAGACATACGAGCTGTTCGGCGGCAAGAACGTCCTCCCACCAGGCGTCGAGGTACGACCATCTCCCATGGTCCAAGTACCACCGGACATCTTCCAGCAACTCAACATCGTACAGACCCTGATAGAGCAGGCCACCTTCCCCAACGTCATCAGAGGCGTTCGCCCCCGTGGCGTATCGTCAGGCTTCGGCCTGTCGGTCCTCTCCGGCATGGGTAGACTCGTCTTCCAAGGCGTCGCAGACGGCGTCAGACACGCCGTGGAACAGGTCAACTCCAACTTCGCCAAGCTCGTGGAGAACAAGCTCAAAGGCAGGATCACCGTCCACGCACGCTCGGATATCCACAACTTCGACCAGACCATCGCCCCAGACGACATCAAGGGCTACTACGAGAACGTCGTACAGGTGAAGGCCGAAGCACCCGAAGAACGCGAGCGCGAAGCACTACTCGCCATGCGGCTACGCGGCGCAGGCGTTATCTCCCTCTACGAGGCACAACGCCGCTCCGGTATCATCAACCCGCTCGAAGAGCAGATGCAGATACGCGCAGAGCAACTCATGAACTCGGAAGAATTCATGGCACAGCAGACGCAACTCCTCCTCCAACGGATCAACCTGCCACAGCAGATGGCCGAAGCCGTCGGCGCACCAGCAGCAGAAGCACAACCACCAGGCGTCGGCCCACTCGGCTCCCAGAACGTCGGCGGCGCATCACTGCCACGCCCCGGAGAAGCCGCCATGCAGGCCGGCAGGATGGCTACACGCGCCGGACAACCTAGCGTGTACCCCGAAGGACTCGGTGACGTAGATCAGCTCGGACGAGAACTCGGCGGACCCACAGGCGGCGCCGTCGGCATGCCGTCAGGACAGACGATAGGGAGATAACCATGCCCAATCCGAAAGGGATGAACCAGATGGTCGGACCCATCGACGTAGCTATCGAAACGTCGAAGAGTCAGATCGAAGGCATCTTGAATAACATCACCGGACCGCAGACCAACAAACGACCCGCCATGGTCGGCAATATCCCTGCGGAGCAGATCATCCAAGCCGTACTGCAGCAGGCACGGGAGAGCACCAATGGCTAACGATAAGGGCTTCGCGGGCTATGGCAAGAAGAAGAAGAATGGCAAGCCTTCCACTTCAGTTTACACACCGCCTGCCTGGCTCAATGATGATTGGGAAGACGATGACGAACTTACATACTTTGAGCCGTCGTTCGCTGCCGGAGACTCGCCTACTCCCTACAAACGAACTCTTCCGTATGTTCCAGAAGGCGGGGAGAGACTGAAGGGTGATCCTGCCGCAGCAGTGATCGCAAAGCGCTATGCAGAAGAAGGCTTGTCTCCTCCTACATCTACATCTTCGCAAATAATCGGTCCTCATTTGGCAGGAGTAACAACTACTCCCACTTCAGTTTACACACCGCCCCAATACTTCGATGACGATGATGACAATGGGGATGACCTTCCCACTGACTGGCTCACCTCAAAGCAGCTCAAAGAGCAGCCTCTCTTTGGTATGGCAGGAGTAACACCACCTACCGGTACTCCTGTGGTAAACGGAGGAGTAACAGGAGGAGTAAACGGAGGAGTAAACGGAGGAGTAACAGGAGGAGTAAACGGAGGAGTGACAGGAGGAGTAAACGGAGGAGTGACCGGTCTGGTTACCGACACTTCAGGAATGTTCGGTCCTACCGAGACAACCGGTCTAGGTCAGGCTACGGGGCTTCCTATAACTGCTACTACCGATCCTTCAGGAATGTTCGGTCCTACCGAGACAACCGCGATAACGCCAGTTACTACCGGTACTATGGGCGAAGCCATGGACTACTTCATGGGGCTTCCAGAAGCTGCAAAGGCGCAAGTTAATGCATACGTTGGGAGAACCAACACCAATGTCCTAGATGCAGTAAATGCGCTTTACCCCGATTGGACGGCGACTACTCAGCAACCCTCCGTTCCAGGTCCAACTGGAGGTCTAGGTGCTCTAGGGGGAACTACTCCTACTGTACCTCCTAAGCCATGGGAACAGATGTCTGTTGACGAACAAACAGCATTCCTCCAAAAGCTAACACCTGAACAAACAGACACATGGCAGGCCAATGAGGCAATCCGAGCAGGAGGTACGGAACTTCCCGGCAACTGGAAGACGATGCTCGATCCAAAGAATAGAACCCGCTACGGCATAACGCCCGAGATGGTTTCTCAATGGACCAAGATTGATAGACAGAACAGGATCGAAGGGTACCAGCAACAGATCGATGCCGAGAACGAAGCTTGGGAGCAAAAAGGTAGAGGGGCTGAGCAGGCTGCTATCGATGCGCATGTCAAGCTGTTAGGTGACTTAAATAACAAAATCGCTGCCGTCAATAACGAGACTGACGAGCAGACGATGGGGCTAGGCACCGCCGCAGATGGAGTGACCGCCGCCGATGGAGTGACGGCGCCAGGCGAAGTACCACTAGGACCAGCACTCCCCAAAACCCCAGAGGAAATTGCAGAAGCTGCTCGCATCGCTGCTAACGCTGCCGCCGAGAAGATAAACATACCAGGGGTAGCAGGAGCGACGGGCGTTACTGCCACCTCGGGTGAGGCCCTTACCCAAGAGGACTTTCAACGTGGGATGAACGCGATTGAACGGGGTGACAGCCTTAATCTGCTCGCCCCCTTCATACGCACGGCAGCCACCGAGATCGACGGCACCATGGTCGAGGGCGCAGGTATCGACCCGCGAAGCGAGATGCTGATCGACGCTTGGTATCTGAAGAACGACCCCACTGGAGAGGCCAAGCGGCAGTTCCAGCAGGAACAGTTCGACCGAGAACAGGCAGGTGCAGAAAACCTCCTCGCTATCCGTATGGGATTCGAGGGGACACAGCAGGAGAAACAGCTCGCTGTCCAGACTGCGCGTGATGAAGCCCAAGCAAAGAATGCGGCAGACCGTCTCGAATTCGAGACGCAAACGCAGTGGCTAGACGAAGTAGAACGGAACAATTTCCAGGAACGCCTAGCCGAGAACGAGCAACGCGCCCAGATGGGCATGGACCTTATCGATGTCAGGACCGGGGAGTTGCTTTCTAAAGCCGAGCAGCCAAAGACGCTCGCGCAGCAGCAACTCGATATCGGCCAGCGCGATCAGCGGATGCAAGAGAACCAGATACGCGCGCAGATGGGGATGGACCTCATCAACGTGGAGACAGGCGAGCTACTCGAAACGCAGCCCAAGACCATGGCAGAGCGCCAAATGGTTCTTGCTGAAGGTGGGCTTACCGAACGTGAGCGTGCTGCCCGCGCAGGCGAAACATTACAAGGACGGCAAATTGACCTCGCAGAGGATAGGCTTACTGAAGAGAACCGCTCCGCTCTTGTCCGCGAAGCGATGGAAGAGCGTGGCATCACAGTACGCGAAGAAGACCTCGATGAACAAACCCGTTCCGCGCTTGTTCGTGAGAAATTAGAACAGCGTATCCAGACGGAGCGTGAACGGGCTGCTATCGCTGGTGAGACAGAGCTAGAGATGACGAGGCAGGATCGTGCTCGTGCTGCTCGTGCTGCCGAAGATATCGCTGCGCGAGAAGCGACGATCAGAGAAAGCCTCGGAAATGAACAGAACGCTATCGAGCGGATGCGAGCAGCAGGAACGCTGAGCAACCAGGAGGCCGAGCTGGCCCTGAGTAGGACCGAGGCTCGTGCTCGTGAGGACATCGAAAGACAACGCCTAGGCATGGAAAGAGGAGCACTCACTGAACGCGAACGCGCTGCTCGTGCTGGGGAACAGCTCCAACGACAGCAACTTCAACAGCAGGCCGCACGAGGGCTAACAGCAGAGCAGCAGATAGAACAAGCTCGTCTCGAAAGGGAGGCGCAAACGGGGGGAAGGCTCACTGCGCAGCAGCAGATACAGCAAGCGGGCATGGAACGCGAGGCGGAGAACCGCCGCCTGCTCGCACAACTTGCTTCCCAGATGATGATGCAGCAGTCGCAGCAGGCGATGCAGAATCCCTACGCATTCTGGGCTGCCAACCAGATGATGGGCGCTCCCGGCGGAGCACCACCAGGGATGCAGCAGCCATTCGCACAACTCGGCTTCCAGATGCCAGGAGGGTTCGCTCCAGGGGCCACCATGGGGCCAGGGCAATTCTTCGGAGGTGGCCTGCCTACACTCGGTGCGCTGAGCCAGGCAGGACCGGAAGCATTACAGGCCATCTTGGCCCCTCTGGGCTTCGCCGGCACGTCTCCACAGCAATTCGGGCGCCGGGTACGCGGGATCACGCCAGGGATCGCTCCACGAGGCTTCATGGGCGCTATGGCTACACGTAGACCGGGAGCACGCGGATTCGGCGCACTAGCGAGGGCTTAGATGCCATATACCTACGGATCATCAGGAGCGAGACGCTCAGGCACGCGACGGTATGGCCTGAGCGAGACGCAGTTGCGCCATCTGATATCTCTTCATCGGGATCGTCAGGCTGCGCAGTATGTGCCTATCGCTCAGAAAGACTA